CGTATGCCTTCTTTTTGAGTTATACGTTGGCAGTTAGCGCATATCGTCTTTAAATTATTAGAGCGGCAATTAATTAAATCACCATCTATATGGAACACATTAAACTGTTCAGGATGGTTTGATTTAAATCCGCACTTTTCACAAACATCTTTCTTTTCGTATCCACGTTGTTTCCATAACGGTATTCCGTGTCCAGCACCATTACGCAAACAGCGTTCGCATTTCTTTCGATAATAAGTTTTGCCTTCTTTACGGTAGTTTATTGCAGCAGGACGTTGCCCGCAAGTGCATAATGGTCTCATATTGTATTTAGCTCACCTTTTTGGTGCCTTTTTTGGTAGTATTCGATAGGTGTTTTATTCCGAAAGTAATAAATACTGTATAGAAGAAGTACACTACCATCCAACAGGAGAAACAACATGGCATTAGTATCACCAGGCGTAGAAGTCAAAGTAATTGATGAATCATTCTACACCCCAGCAGCAGCTGGCACGGTACCTATGATCTTTGTAGCTACAGCTAGTAATAAAACTAAAAGTAGCGGCACAGGAACAGCAGCAGGTACAATTAAGGCAAATGCAGGGAAACCGTATTTAATCACTAGTCAACGCGAGCTTGGTGAAACATTCGGAGACGCATTATTTTATAGCGATAATAACGGCAACATGGTTCACGGCGGTGAATTAAATGAATATGGACTAAACACTGCTTATTCAACACTTGGTGTAAGTAACCGAGCATATGTTGTTCGTGCAGATTTAGATACATCAGAACTTACAGCAAGTGCAACAGCACCAGGCGGCGAACCTGCAAATAGTGCATTTTGGCTAGACACATCAACTAGCAAATACGGAATACTTGAATGGAATGGCTCAGGTGTTAACACAACAGGCGGACAAGTATTTACTTCAAAGAAACCAACTGTAATTACAGTTATAACTGACTTAGTTGGTAACGCATTAGCTGGAGCTCCAAAAGCATCGATTGGCCAAATTGGCGATTATGCAGTTGACGCTAACGACACAATGAATACATTGTATTATAAATCAGCAGGCGCTCATCCATCAGTTGTTGCTGGATCATGGGCAAAAGTTGGTTCCGACGCTTGGAAAAATAGTCATCCAGCAACAACTGGAACACTAGCAGGCGTCCATACAATAGGCGATTCGATTAGTATTAACACTACTGATATTCCGTCAACTGGAACTACAGTTACTAATTTTGTTGCTGATATCAACGGAGCAGGAGTTGCAGGCGTAAAAGCAGCAGTAACATCTGCTGGTACAATTGAACTTTTTGCAGACTCAACTAGTGACTCAGACGGCGCAGGCGGCGGAGCAGCAAACGGTAGCATCACAATAGCAGACGGCACAGGCGGCTTGTTAGCAGAACTAGGTTTAGTAGCAGGTACATATAGTGGTCCTAGATTAGAAACAGCTCCACATACAAATGTTCCTACATTTAAAACAGCTGATACATCACCAGCACCGACAGGAAGTGTTTGGATTAAAACAACTACTCCAAATGGTGGAGCTAAACTAAGTGTTAAGCAGTATAGCACAGCTACACAGCTATGGTCATCAGTAAATGCTCCTGTTTATACTACAGCACAAGGCGCAATTTACGGACTTGATAAAATTGGCGGCGCAGCAAACTTACTAGCTGGAGCACTTTATGCAAAAGTTAATGTAGACGAGCTTGCTAATCCAATTGGAAACTACAAAGTTTATTCAAGAGCAACAACAGGCGCAACTAGCATTACTGGTAGTATAATTACTGCATCAAGCTTTACTAACGCAGCAGTATATACATTTACACTGCAAGAAACTAAAGCAGCAACGGCAGCACTAACAGCCGCAAGTACAGTAAGTGTTACAATCGGCGCAGCAGCAGCAGCATCTGACTCAGAATTATTTGCAGCAGCTATTAATGCTAAAGGCTTTACTAACATTGTAGCACTAGTTGATTCACAAAACAGACTAGTAATTCAACATAAGTTAGGTGGAGAGATTTACATTGTTGACACAGACAGTGGATTGGCAGCAGCTGGGTTTGCAGCTTATAACTTTGTAACTAAAGCAGGCACAGCAAATCTTTATACTGGACCTAATGCAACAGGCTTAACTGCTTCTAATTGGAAAGAGTTAACTTATACAGCATCAGGCAACGTTCCATTAAGTCTAGCAACAGACGGTCAGCTATGGTACAACAGTGTTGTTGACGAAGTTGATATTTTAGTACACAATGGCGATGACTGGGTTGGACTTAACTACGTAGGAGCTTCTGGCTTATCAGCTGATTCAAGTCCATATAGCGGAACATCTCCAGCAGGACCGCAAGTTGCAGCAACAGAACCAACTTTACAGTCAGATGGTACTGCACTAGTAAATGGCGACATTTGGGTATCAACAGCAGACGTTGAAAACTATCCAGCAATTTACAGATGGAATTCAGCACTAGCAACACCAGCTTGGATACTACTTGATAAAGCAGATCAGTCTACAGAAAATGGTGTACTATTTGCAGACGCACGTCAAGGTGATACAGGCGGTACATTAACAGACGCACCACTTGCAACTATTGCAGAGCTACTTATAAGTGACTTTGTAGACACAGATTGCCCAGATCCAGCACTATATCCAAAAGGTATGTTGTTATGGAACTTGCGCAAGAGTGGCTTTAACGTTAAGCGTTTCGAGCGTAGCTATGTAGATGGAACTGCTAAAAACATTCGCCAAGGCGGAGTTGATGCAGGTGCTTCAATGGCAGCTTACTACCCACATCGTTGGGTTACTGATTCAGGTAACCAAGAAGACGGTTCAGGTAGCTTCGGACGTCATGCACAGCGTAAGAGTGTTGTACAAGCACTACAAGCACTTGTTAATGGCAACCAAGATATACGTGACGAAGAAAGTCGTCAGTTTAACTTAATGGCTGCTCCGGGTTATCCAGAGCTAATTGGTGAAATGATCACACTAAACTATGACAGACGTTTAACATGCTTTGTTGTTGGTGATACACCATTCCGTTTAACACCAGATGCAACTTCATTAAATGAATGGGCAACTAACGTTAAACTAGCACTAGAAGATAATGACAATGGCGCAGTTAGCTACGACGAGTACATGGCTATGTATTATGGCTCAGGCTTTACAAGTGATAACGCAGGAAACAACATTGTTGTTCCACCAAGTCATATGGCACTACGTACTATTATACTAAACGACCAAGTTGCTTTCCCCTGGTTTGCTCCAGCAGGAACACGACGCGGTGGTGTAAGTAATGCTACAAGTTCAGGTTATATTACTAGTGAAGGCGAATTTAAGTCAGTAGCATTAAACACTGGACAGCGTGATACACTTTATTCAAATGCAATTAATCCAATCACATTCATTAGTGGTGCAGGACTTGTAGTATTTGGACAAAAGACTCGTGCAAGAAACGCAAGTGCATTGGATCGTGTTAACGTAGCACGTCTAACTGTATACTTACGTGGACAGCTAGAGTTGTTAGCCAAGCCATACTTGTTTGAGCCAAATGACAAGATCACAAGAGATCAAGTTAAAGCAGCAGCTGATGCGCTATTACTAGAATTAGTAGCACTAAGAGCACTTTACGACTTCCTAGTTGTGTGTGATGAAAGTAACAACACACCAGCAAGAATAGACCGTAATGAGTTATACTTAGATATTGCTATTGAACCAGTAAAAGCTATTGAGTTTATATACATACCGCTTAGAATTAAGAACACAGGCGAAATTGCAGCACTAGGTTAATATGCGCATATAATGAGTGGGGAAAGTTCCCCACTTGTTTAAGCATAAATACTGTACAGGAGAATAACGAATGCCAATTACAACATTACAAAATATCAGTGTACCTACAGAAGGTGCTGGATCAAACTCATCATTATTGATGCCTAAGTTACAGTATCGCTTTAGAGTATTACTAGATGGTTTTGGTACTACTGGCGGACCAGATGGTACTAGAGAAGTTTCAAGACAAGTAGTAGACGTAACTCGTCCAAACGTTAGTTTTGAGCAAATGACTATTGACGCTTATAACTCAAGAACATATCTTGCAGGTAAGCACACATGGGAACCAATTACATTAACACTACGCGAAGATGCAAACAACAACGTACAAAAAGTTGTTGGACAGCAGCTACAAAAGCAGTTCGATTTCTTCGAGCAGTCAAGCGCAGTATCAAGTGGTACTTACAAGTTCCAAACTAGAATTGAAATACTAGACGGTGGCAACGGTGCTAATGGAGCAAACGTAATTGACCGCTTCCAATTAGTTGGTTGTTATTTAGAATCAGCAAACTATAACTCACTAGCTTATGCTACTAACGAAGCAGTAACAACTACGCTAAGTATTCGTTATGACAACGCTATCCAGTTTGGATCAGACGAGTCGTTCGAAGGCATCGGCGAAGCAGTTACAAGAGCAGTAAATTCAGCTATCGGCGGAACTACTGTTTAATACAATTAGTTAAGGTTGGTATTTTCTATAAGGAGCGGAGATTGTTAATTCAGTCTTCGCTTTTCTTTTATATACCCAGATAATGCATAAGGATAAATATTAGTATGAGTTTTAAAGATGCATTCCTATTCAACCTTGAGTCAGAAACACATTTGCGTGACGCACGTCATGCGAACCAAATTTACACACAAAATAACTTTGCGTTTACACCTAAAACAAAGTTTATGTATCATGTTAATTTTATTCCTAATCCCGAAATAGGGTTGGGCGAAGTATCAAATACATTTAAATTCCAAAAAGAAATAGGCGTACTTGTTAAGAGTGCTGACCTGCCAAGTTTTAGAGCAAGCGTAGAAAATAAGCAACAATACAATCGTAAAAAGAACGTACAAACTAGAGTTGATTACGAAGATTGTAGAATTGCATTTCACGATGATAATACTGGCGTTACTAGAGCATTATTAGAAGACTACTATAAATATTATTTCCAAGATGCTAACACTATTACCGGAACACCACTTAATCCAGCAGCAAATGGCGCTTTTGGATCTCGTGATAAATATTTTGCTAGGGTTCCAAACTACGGAATGAATACAGGCAAAACTAAACCATTCTTTAACAGTATTACAATCTACCAATTATCACGTAGAAAATGGGTGGCATACACATTAGTTAATCCACTGCTAACTGCATGGGATCACGGATCTGTCGAAAGCGGATCCAGCGACTTTAATGAAAACACAATTAATGTTGCATACGAAGCTGTGCAATATACTAGCGGCACTGTTGGCGGTGACACTCCAGCTGGAATGGCAGATCAAAGTATAGGATATGATACAACTCCGAGCCCACACGGATATTTAGATAATGCTATGAATAGCGATGCAGATTTAAGCAAAGGGTTAATTCCTGCACTAGTTGGATTAGGAACATCGGCACTACTAAACAAAGCGTTTGGAAATAAAAATAGTCCAAGTAAAAATATTCTTAAACAAGTTGCAACTGGTGTAATAGGCGGCATAGTATCTAACGTTTTATCACAAAATAAACTACCAGTACCTGATCCACAAAATAATGTAACTCCTTCGACATCTGCGTCAAACAATGGTAGAATGATGTCACCGACTACTATTAATTCACTACTATCAATACCCGCAGTTGCAAGTCAAGTAATGCCTGCATTAATTAATAGCGGAGCATTGCCTAATACTACAATGGCTGATTACAATAGTGCAACGCCGTCAGTAAAAGCAGCATACGAATCAGATTTAAGATCTCAAATTGCACAAGGCGATCAGAATTTAACACAAATTGCATCAAATGCACTAACTGATCTAGGATACGGAACTTAATTATGGAAAACAAAGACATAACTACAGAATTTTTTAATAACTTTTATAATTTAGAAATTAGTTATAATCCTAGCGAAGTTGATGCTGTTATTGGTTATTTTCTTAAAAGAGGCTTTGATAAAACTGCTGCAATTAATACAGCAAGTGTATTATTACAACAAGCTAAAATTGATGACTTAAATGTACAGCAATTAATAGATACACTTAAAGGTGTAACTGACGTACAACTAAGTCTTATCGTTGCACAAATACTTAACTTTAATAGAGAAAAAACTAGTGTATTAGGATTTAGAGATGAATCGTCACAGTTTGAATTATTTGAACAACGCAACGTAGTGATATGATATGGGTCGATTTGCTCAAGGTAAATTTAATCTAAAAAATCCAGAAAAATACATAGGTAATAAAGTTCCTACATACCGTTCAGGTTGGGAATTTACTTTTATGAAGTTCTGCGACGAACATCCTGCAATAGAACAATGGGCAAGTGAAGCTGTACGTATACCTTACCGCAACCCACTGACCGGTAAACAAACTGTTTATGTGCCTGACTTCTTTATTTCATATGCAGATAAAAGCACTAAAAAGCGTGTAGAACTAATTGAAGTTAAACCTGCTAACCAAGCAATGCGAGAACGCCTTGGTAATAGCAAACACAATCAAGCACATTATGTAGTAAATCAAGCCAAGTGGGAAGCTGCAAGGGCATGGTGTAAACAAAAAGGAATACTATTCCGTATTGTTACTGAAGATGATATATTCCATCAAGGAAGGAAAAGATAAATAATAGTAGCATATAATGGAAAGTTTAAATGACTAAAAAATTAGAAGACCTACTAAATTTACCTGACTCAAAAGAAATTATAAAAGAAGCACAATTTCAAGAAGCAGAACAAGCAAAGCATGAAATGGCAAATGTAGTTGAAACATTCCGTGACATAGAAGAGTTTGATAAAATTGCTAGTGCATTACCTGCTATAAAAGGCTTAGGTAAAATGGCAGACGACGAGCTTAATGAGATTGCTGACAAAGCAATGCAAGCATACGATGATCTAATGGATCTAGGTATGAATGTAGAAAGTCGTTATAGTGGCAGAGTATTTGAAACTGCTGGCGGACTGCTTAAAACTAGTTTAGATGCTAAAGTAGCTAAACTTAATAATAAATTAAAAGTAGTTGAGCTACAACTTAAAAAGCAAAAGCAGGACAATGACGGCAAAGTCAGCGGAGAAGGCGATATAGTCAACGGCGCTGGATATGTTGTTACTGATAGAAATAGCCTTTTAGAAAAGCTCAAAGGCTTGGATAAAGATAAATAATACATATAGAACAGGGATCATTGCGCAATGAGATCATTTACAACAGTACTAACAGAGTCTAAAAAGACTTATGAATTTAAAATTGGTGTAGCAGGACCTTTACCAGAAGGCTTTGAAGACACACTAGAAACTATACTCAAAAAGTATGGTGCTACTAACATAACTTCGGGTAAGAAAACTCCAATTCAAGAACGTCCATTAGACTTTCCGCAGTTAAAAAATATGGAAGTTACATACTTTGAACTAGGTGTTGAATATCCGACTACTCCACAGGTATTACAAGCATACATTGGCAATTGCTGCGATATTGATCAAGCATACGTGATTGTGCGCAATTTAGGTGATCCTAGAGAAGAATACCAAGAAACCAAAGACGATGCACCATACGAACCTATGTTAACTAAAGAAGACATGGGGGAAGCTGATCCAGGAGCGCAAGTTCATGTAGGCGGTGAAAGAATAATGAGTCTTTTAAAAGAATTAGAAACTGTACGCAAAGAGAATGAA